CCAGCGCTTCCACCCATTGCGTTGTCAGCCGCGAGAGATCGCCAATCGTCGCCATGTCGTTGGCCGCGCACAGACCGACCGGGCGCAGTTCAAACCCAGCCGCGGCGAACACTTCAGCCAGCGCGGTCGGATCGGCCCGCAGCGAATTGATGACGGTGTGGAGTTCCGGCAGCGTCTCTCCAGACATGGCGCGGGAGACGGTCTTGACGTCCACACCGATGGCATCCGCGAACACGCCCTTGCCGATCTTGGCGATGACGCGCGCCCAGCCAGCGACGAGGCGGGCAGATACGTCCATTTTCGAATGAATTGCAGGGCGCACTTGGCGCGCGGGATCATGCATTACGCTCTCCATGAAAAGCCCCGTTCCCAACCTTGACCGCGCAGTACTGTGGAACCGGATACCCGCGCGCGGCTGCTACCAAGCTGGCAGATTGGGCTTCGGTCCCGCCGGGGTGGTCGAGACTGGAGAGAAGCGGGTCCGGTGTTTCGTGAAAATCCGGGGCGGCAGTCTGGGGGAGAGCCGCCCCGTCAGTTTCCGCGCGAAGGGGAAAAGGGTGTGTGTCGCCGGGGTATTCGGTGATGGTGATGTTCTGGCAGTAGGGCAGGGCTTTGGCCCACGAGCCGGGCAGCGAACCGCCGTTGGCCGGGTCGTCGATCACGCCTGCCCCCGCTTGATGGCGCGAGATCCGAGCCAATACAGAAGCGCCGGAACGCCGAGCATGATGAGGGCTGTCATGCTGCCTTGCCCTGCTGCTCGGCCAGCGCGGCATCGACGGCAGGCTGACGCCATGCCGGAATGCTGTCCTTGCGCTTCCACGAGTCAACCGTGGTGATCGGTACACCCAGCTTGCGAGCGGCCTGTGCCGACCCGCCAAGCGCTGCGATTTTTTGAGCGGCTGTCATCATGCAGCACCTGTACGATAATCGTAACAGCCGCGCAATACCAAAAACGATATTCGGTATAGACGCCCTTGCTCCGTCACGGCACGGGAGGGCTATGCTGGGGACCGATCAACTACTGGGCGCGCTTGAGAGTCGCGGCATCTCGCAATCAGAGATCGCCCGCGTCTTGGGTTTACCTCCCTCGCGCGTCAGTGAGATGTTTGGTCGCAAGCGCCAGATCAAACTGGACGAAGGCAAAAAGCTGGTCGAGGCATTTGGCTTAGATGAAGCGGACCCAGTGCCGCCGATCAGTGAGCAAACCGCCCGGCTCTTAATCTTGCACGTTGCCAATCGGTTGCGGGCTCCGCTTCCTCTGCCCGAACCGCTTCTGCAAGAGCTGGCATTAGACTTTCAAGCATTCTCTCGATTCGCCCGCGCTCATCTGCCCGCGCCATCGCCTGAGGCGACTGAGGGGTTTCTGGCTGGGCGGCGTTCAGATCGCGAGCTGCCGCCAGCAAGGTGAAAGCGGCGGCCAGGTCGTTTCGCGCATCACTCATTGCCGCCGCTATCCTCCGCTCGCGCAGCCTTGCGGCCACCTTTACCTGCGGAATTTACCTAGGACAGATTTGCGCGCCTGAATAGAACCGTATTGGCTTTTTGCCGAAATGTACGTTTTTCGTATTGACCGGATGATACGAACATCGTAAGTTGTCTCCAACAACAGGAGACAGCCACATGGCCGCTACCATCACCCTCCACCAGTTCGAACAGATCGACGGGCTTCTGTCCTCGATCCTGCGCATGGGTCCGTTTGAGACCTGCGCCGATCCGCGCGGCTACATCCGCACTTCCAACATCCTGTTCGACAAGATCGTTGACGCGATGGGCTATGCCTACGCTGACGACTTTGCCTCGCCGGTCGAAGCTGCTGCTGCGGTCGTGACCGATGCGCTGCTTTGCAAGATCGACGTTGTTGATGAGGTGGCGGCATGAACGCCCCCACCTTCAAACTCAGCCCGGCAGGCAATGGCCGCTATCAGATGCTCGCCTACGATCAGGCGTGGCCTCAATACGCCATCGAAATGTACGTGCCTGCGTCGTCCGATGCGAACGCGATTGCCAAGTGCAAGTTCGAAGCGCGCTATGCGATCCGCGAATGCGTGACGATCCGCCGCGATGATGGCCGTGTGATCTACGATGGCTCTGCGCTTCAGACCGGCTTGCAGGTGGCAGCATGAGCCGCACCGCACAATGGGCGCGCGTTCTGGACGCTGCCACCGCCGACCTGATCGCCAAGACCCGCGCCAACGCCGATGCGTTCGAAGAACTGGGCAAGACGTTCAGCGCAGACATTGCCCGCAACTTCGCTGCCGAACTTGAGGCAGGCGCACCCGCTGGCATGTACCGGCACTGGATCACCGAACAGGGCGCGCGTGTGGAGGACATTCGCGGGCGTCAGGCGGCTCGCATGTGGGCGGGAGGGTACAGATGACATTTCGCACCGCCCTGCGCCTTCTCTGGGCCGACCGCTGGACCGGCGCTGCAATCTTCGCCTGCGCCGCGCTGCTGCCCTTCCTTGCCTGTCTGGGAGACTGACATGCACGACCGCTACACCGCAAAGGCCACGCGCCTGATGCCAGACCCCTACGGCAGCTTCATCCGCGTTCCTGCCTACGTCATGCGTGAACCTCGCAAGCGTGGCGGGCTGGCTGATTGGCTGACCGCGCGTCGGCAGGGGAGCAACTGACATGCCCCGCACACACATCCCCCACCACCAAAGCCCCGACCGCGTGTGGCCTCTGAGCCGCGCCAAGGGGACACCCTTCCATCGACCGCGCCGGGATGACGAGCCGCGCCTGCCGCTGGAGCGCAAGCAGTGAGCGCGCCGGTCTACCACCCCGCTGTGGTTCAAGGCAGCGACGAATGGCTCGCAATGCGCTGCGGCTTGATGACGGCCAGCGAGATGCGCCTGATCCTGACACCGACGCTCAAGCCCGCGAACAACGACAAGACCCGCGCCCACGCCTTCGAACTGGCATTCCAGCGCCTCACGCAGTTCGTGGAACCGCAGTACGTTTCGGACGCGATGTTGCGCGGGCAAGAGGACGAAATCTACGCCCGCGCCGCCTATGCCGAGCATTACGCCCCCGTCACCGAATGCGGGTTCATCACGCGCGACTTTGGCGGCTTCACCATCGGTTACAGCCCCGATGGCTTGGTCGGCGTCGATGGCCTGATCGAATGCAAGTCCCGCGCGGGCAAGTACCAGGTGCAGACCATCGCGGCCAATGAAGTGCCCGAGGAATACGTCTTGCAGCTTCAAACCGGGCTGCTGGTGACGGGCCGCAAGTGGATCGACTTCATCAGCTACTGCGGCGGGCTTCCGGTGTTTGTGAAGCGTGTGGAGCCTGACGAGGAAGTGCAGGACGCGATCCTGACCGCTGCGGAACAGTTCAACATTCGCGTTGCCGAGGTGATGGCCGAATATGCCCACACGCTGCGCAACATGCCCAAGATCATCCCGACCGAACGGCGGGCAGAGGAGGAAATAGTCATATGAACGAGATCATCGACATGGCCATGTTTGTCGAGGCCAAGTCCGACCAACTCAACGCCGACGACCTGATCGGCGCGCCTCGCACCATCACCGTGCGCAAGGTGACGGGCAACGATGGCGACCAGCCCGTCGCGATCCACTACGAAGGCGACAACGGCAAACCCTTCAAGCCCTGCAAGACCATGCGCCGCGTGCTGCTGGCCGTGTGGGGCCGCAATGCTGCTGACTATGTGGGCCGATCGATGACGCTCTACCGCGACGACGGCGTGACGTTCGGCGGTCTCAATGTCGGCGGCATTCGCATCAGCCACATGAGCCACATCGAAGGCAGCAAAACCGTTGTGGTAATGAAGTCGAAGGGCAAGAAGGCCGGGATCGAGATCAAGCCGCTAGCCGTCCAGACCCAGCCCGATTCCGACGCCGCCATGCGCGAATGGGCCACCAAGTTCACCGCCCGCATTGCCGCCGCAGAAACGCCCGATGCCGTCAACGCGCACGTCGCCAAGCAGTCGGCATGGCTGGACAAGCTGCCCGCCGATCTGCGCGCCCGGTGCGATGCCGCCGTGTCTGATCGTCTGGCCGCGCTGTCTCCCGGCGAAGGCCGCGCGGACACCGACCACGGCGACCAGCACGACGATCTGCCGCCCAACTTCTGACTTTCTCAAGGGAGCGGGGCGGCGACCGCAAGGACAGTCGCCCCGTATGTTTCGTGAACACGCAAAAGGCGCAAGCAGCATGAGCGAGGAAGCATACATTCGGTTCCTGAATCGCAAGGCAATTACCGACCCCATGACCGGGCTCAAGGATGTTCCTGCGCTTCCGGCCTGTCTGTTCCCGCACCAGCGCGATATTGTCGCATGGGCGCTCCGTAGGGGCCGTGCGGCGCTGTTTGCTGGCACTGGGCTAGGCAAGTCGCTCATGGAGCTTGCATGGGCGCAGGCAGTGCATAGCGAAACCGGCAAGGACATTCTGCACCTCGCCCCGCTGGCCGTATCCAATCAGATGGCCCGCGAGGCGGACAAGTTCGGCATTTCTGCCCGTGTCGTTGCATCGCAGGCCGACTGCGGTCATGGGACGAACATCACCAACTATCAGAAGCTCGACAACTTCAATCTGTCGCGTTTCGGCGGTGTCATCCTCGATGAAAGCAGCATCCTTAAAAACGTGGATGGGCACTATCGCACCAAGCTGATTGAGGCTTGCCAGTCGATCCCGTTCCGTCTTGCTGCGACCGCAACACCGGCCCCGAATGACTTCATGGAGCTTGGCAATCATGCCGAGTTTCTGGGCATCATGAAGTATACCGACATGCTGGCAACGTTCTTCACGCATGACGGTGGCGACACGCAGAAGTGGAGGCTCAAGGGCCACGCCGAGAACGAGTTTTGGAAGTGGATGGCCTCATGGGCTGTCATGCTCCGCAAGCCTTCGGATCTCGGCTATCCCAACGATGGGTATGACCTGCCTCCGCTGAATTACGTCTCGCATACGGTATCGGTCGATTACGCCCCGAATGCCGATATGGGCACGCTGTTCCCGATGCAGGCTGAGACGCTGCAAGAGCGCATCGCCGCGCGCCGTAGCACGGTGGACGAGCGTTGCAGGCTGGCGGCTGACATCACACCGAAGGACCGCCCGTTTGTTTGGTGGTGCAACCTCAATTCCGAAGCGGAGTTGCTGGCGAAGCTGATCCCCGGCGCGGTCAATCTGCATGGCGGTCTGTCTGAGAGCGAAAAAGAGCGCATCCTGATTGCGTTCAGCGATGGCGACATTCGCCACCTGATCACCAAGCCGTCACTGGCTGGGTTCGGCATGAATTGGCAGCACTGCGCCGATACGGGCTTTGTCGGCCTGAACGATAGCTTCGAGCAGTTCTATCAGGCTGTGCGCCGGTTTTGGCGCTTCGGACAGACGCGCACCGTCACGGCCCACATCATTGCCAGCGAGCTTGAAGGCGCAACCGTTGCCAACATCAAGCGCAAGGAAGCCGATGCCGACCGCATGGCCGCTGCGATGGTCCTGCACATGGCAGACCTGTCGAGCAAGGCCGTGCGCGGATCAGTGCGCGATACCCCGAATTACAATCCGACCATTCCCGTTCAGCTTCCCGCATTTTTGGAGCAAGCAGCATGACCATCAAGGCCGTCGATCAAATCATCACTGACACATACGCGATCTATCAGGGCGATAGCTGCGAAGTCATTCGCGCCATCCCCGGCGATAGCATCGACTTCGGAATCCATTCGCCGCCGTTTGAGGGACTTTACAAGTTCAGCAACTATGACCGCGACATTTCCAACAACGATGGCCCACAATTCTGGGAGCATTACGCCTTCCTGATCCAAGAGCTTTTGCGCGTCACCAAGCCGGGGCGTCTGCATTCGGTTCATGTGATGCAGCTTCCCATGAGCAAAATCCGCCATGGCAACATCGGTATGCGGGATTTTCGCGGCGAAGTTGTTCGCGCTTACGAAGATGCCGGTTGGATTTTCCATAGCGAGGTCTGCATCTGGAAAGACCCCGTCGTCGCTCAGCAGCGCACGAAGTCGATCCGCCTCCTGCACAAGCAGATCGTGAAGGACAGCACCATCAGCGGTCAAGGGCTGGCTGACTACATCGTGACATTCCGCAAGCCCGGTGAAAACGCCGAACCAGTGAGCGGCTGCTTTGATCGGTACAGTGGAACTGATGAGCCGGATCGGGGCAAGTTCACTACGCCGACCGATGGCCGCAACTGGTACAGCATCGAAGTCTGGCAGCGGTACGCCTCGCCGGTCTGGATGGACATCAATCAGACCCGCACCCTGCAATATCGCGGTGGGCGCGACGAGAAGGATGAGCAGCACATCAGCCCGCTGCAACTCGACGTGATTGAGCGTTGCATTGATCTGTGGAGCAATCCTGGCGACACTGTGCTGACACCGTTCCTCGGGATCGGCAGCGAAGTGTTTTGCGCGGTCAAGATGGGCCGCAAGGGATTGGGGATCGAACTCAAGCCGTCCTACTTCCGCCAAGCCGTGCGTAATATGGAGGCAGCGAAGGCCGAAGGGCACGATCTGTTTGCCGCAGCATGACCCTCATAACCGAAGCCGAAGCAGCCGAGGCGCGGAACAAGGTGCTGGCTGATACACTAGGCTCTGTTCCCATCCCTGACCGGC